GGATTGGTTTGCTAAGTTTGGTGTTGTGATAGGCGATGAAGCACATTTGTTTAAATCTAAGTCACTGACATCTGTATTAGAGAAGATGCCTGACTGTCAGTATCGTTATGGGTTTACTGGCACACTTGATGGAACACAAACCCACAGACTTGTACTCGAAGGGTTGTTTGGTTCTGTGTTTGAAGTGACAAAGACAAAAGATTTGATTGATGATAACACACTTGCAGAGTTTGATATTACAGCACTCGTTCTTGAATACCCCGATGAAATAAGAAAGATAAATAAGAATATGAGTTATCAAGAAGAGATCGATTGGATAGTTCGTAATGATGCAAGAAACAAATATATACGAAATCTAGCACACGGTCTCAAAGGCAACACACTTATATTATTTCAGTTCGTTGAGAAGCATGGTAAAGTTCTTTATCCACTTCTTGAGAAGGAGGGCAAAGTTGTTCATTTCATACATGGTTCAATCAGTGCAGAAGATCGTGAAGAAGTTCGTAGAATTGCTGAGTCTAGCGATAATAACATTATTCTGGCTAGTTATGGCACTTTCAGCACTGGCGTTAATATCAAGCGTTTGGATAATATCATCTTTGCATCTCCTAGTAAGTCAAAGATTAGAAACCTTCAATCGATAGGTAGAGTTCTTCGTAAAGGAAATGGTGCTGACAAAGCAACATTGTATGATATTGTAGACGACCTACAGTGGAAATCGAAAAGAAACTTTGCAGTCAAACATTTTATGGATAGAGTAGAGATATACAACGATGAGGGATTTGACTATAACATATACAACATCAAGATAAAAGGTTAGTCTTATGGAACTTATACATATTAAGTTAAAGAACGGTGACGATCTTTTAGGAGTAGATTTAGGTAACGCTTTAGGATGTGTGAATATAGAAAACCCAGTTCAGGTGAAAATACATCCAACTAGAGGTTTCTATGCCCAAAGTTGGTTATTGTTTTCTGAAGATAAAAGTGTTATAATAGACGATCAAGATATTTTAGTGAAAAGTAAAGCAAATCAAAAAGCAATCGATTGTTATGCTTCATTTTTTGAAGATCGTTTTCTAGACGATTTAGAGAAAGAACCAGCAGAAGAGATGGAAGAACAACTGATGGCACTGATTGATTCCAAGAATGCTGTAAAACATTAATAGTATTCTTAGAGCGATAACGCTATTATACACAGGTTTGTAACCTTTGTCAATACATTTTTAACAAATTTTTTTATTTTTTTTACTTGACATCTGTTGACTTTTATATTATAATGTACAAAATTAAGTGAGGACCAAATGGCTAAAAACTATGTAAACAACCCAGAATTTTTGCAGGCGATCATAGACTACAAGAAACTATGTGTAGAAGCAGAAGATTCTGGTGACCCGAAGCCCCAGATACCTGATTACATCGGAGAATGTATCTATCAGATATCAACTCGTCTCGCATCTAAACCGAACTTCTCTGGTTACTCGTATAAAGATGAGATGATCAGTGATGGTTTAGAAAATGCGATTCAAGCTTTGGGTAATTTTGATCCAGAAAAGTCTAGTAACCCTTTTGCGTATTTTACACAGATCATTTGGTATGCATTTTTAAGAAGAATTGATAAAGAAAAGAAGCAACTTTATATCAAACATAAAGTAACAGAGAATTCAGTAACTTCTGGCACAGCAGTAGAGTCAGAAGATGACGACAACGGAATGCCATCTTACATTGATCTTGATAATGACTACATGAATGATTTTGTTAAGAACTATGAGAAGAAGATGGATGAGAAAAAGCGACAACAGCAAAAGAGAGCAAAGAAGGGCCTAGAGAAATTTATTGATAATGAGGAGTAACTGTGAAGATTGCGGTAATCAATGACACCCATTGGGGTGCGAGATCGGACAATGCGGCATTCGCTGAATATTTCATACGATTCTATAAAGAGATATTCTTTCCTAAGTTAAGAGAAGAAGGTATCAAAACCATCTTTCACTTAGGCGATGTGTGTGATCGAAGAAAGTATATTAACTTCGTGACCGCTAAGAATCTTGAAGAGAACTTTATGAAAATCTGTGCTGACGAAGGCATAGACATATATCTCATTGCAGGTAACCACGACACTTTCTATAAAAACACCAACGAAGTAAACTGTCTGCGACAACTCTATGGTAACTCAAAGTATGGTAATATTCATATCTATTGGGAAAAGCCAGTTGAGTTAGAGTTCGATGGCTGTAAAGTTATGCTTGCACCTTGGCTTTGTGCTGACAACTGGGAAGAGTCATTCGAAATGTTCAAGACTACTGATGCTCAAACTTTGTTCGGTCACTTTGAGTTTCAGGGTTTTGAGATGATGAAAGGACAACTCTGTACGCACGGTCTAGATAAGAAAGTGTTCAACAAGTTTGAAGCAGTCTATTCTGGTCACTTCCATCATCCATCTACTGTAGATAACATTACATATCTTGGTGCACCATATGAGATGAACTGGTCAGATTATGATCAGAAGCGTGGTTTCAGCATCTTTGATACATCTGACCGAAGTGTGACTCATGTAGAAAATACTTTAAGAATGTTTCATAAGATCAAGTATGACGATACCGACATGACAATCGAGGATATCGCAAATCTTGATACAACGAACTTGACAAACACCCATATAAAAGTTATAATAGTGAACAAGTCTAATCCTTATATCTTTGACTTATTCCTTGATAAGTTGCAAGCGGCTGCCCCTTGCGACATCAAAGTCGTTGAAGATCATATGAATTTAGATGTGATTGATGAAAATGAATTGGTTGATGAAGCACAAGATACATTGACTATCCTTAAACAGTATGTTGATAATCTAGAAATTGACAAAGATAAGACGAAAGTCCAAGAAGTTCTAGACGATCTATATCAAGAGGCAATTAGTCTATAATATGGCAAACATTATATTTGAGTCTGTTCGTTATAAAAACATTCTATCGACTGGCAATACTTGGACAGAAGTTCAATTAAACCGCAGTAAGTCTACTCTTATCATTGGAGATAACGGTGCTGGTAAATCTACGATGCTCGATGCATTGACTTTTGCTTTGTACGGTAAACCCTTTCGTAAGATTAAAAAGAATCAGTTAGTCAATTCGATTAATGGTAAGGGTCTAGAAGTTGAAGCCAACTTTAAGATAAGTGGTTCTAAGTTTGTTATTAAGCGTGGTATCAAGCCAAACTACTTTGAGATATGGAAAAATGGAGAGATGTTGAATCAAGATGCCGCGGCTAGAGATTATCAGGTTTATCTTGAAGAGTCTATATTGAAACTGAATCACAAGTCTTTCGGTCAAGTTGTTGTTCTAGGTAGTTCAACATTTGTGCCATTTATGCAGTTAAGAGCAGGTGAAAGACGAGAAGTTATCGAAGACTTACTTGACATCCAGATATTTACTGTGATGAATACACTTCTCAAAGATCGTGTGACAGACAACAAAGCAACGATCAAAGATATAAAGCATCGTATTGAAATACTTGATAGTCAGATTGCATCAGCGAAAACTCACAACGAATCTATTCGTAAGTTGCGAGAAGGTGAAGTTGAGAAACTCAAAGAAAGATTAAGAGAGCAGATTGCGATTGTTGAAGCCGAGCAAGAAGCAGTTGATACTTTGATTCAAGAAGTATCTGGTTTAAATGATGATATCAAAGACAAGCCAGATACAAAGAAAAAGTTAAAAGAACTACAGGAGTTAGATCGTGAACTTGCCAATAAACACAAATCATTATCTAAGGAAGTTGCATTCTACCAAGACCACGACAACTGTCCAACCTGTAAGCAAGGTATCGAACACGACTTTAAACAAGAAACAATTACTCAACACAATGCAAAAACAACAGAAATCGAAGAAGCCAGAGCCGAACTAGAAGGCAAGAGTTCTAAGCTAGAAGGTCGAATCGATGAGATTGATGATGTTGAAAATGTGATTAGTGCCAAGAATCTACAGATGAGTGAGCATAGAATGGCATCTAAGATTGCGATGAACAGTTGTAAAGCAATCAAAGAAGAACTTGTTGGTGCGGAAGAGCAGGTAACTGAGTCTGCAAATAACAATGTAGATGATCTAGAAAAAGACCTCAAAGAATGCCACAAAGGTCAGACAGAGTTGTTTGACTCTAAAGAAGTTCTTGGTATTGTGTCTTCTATGTTGAAAGATGGCGGCATCAAGACTCAGATTATCAAGCAGTATGTGCCTGTAATGAACAAACTAATCAACAAGTATCTTTCCGCAATGGACTTCTTTGTTCAGTTTGAGTTAGATGAGAACTTCAATGAAACCATTAAGTCTCGATTCCGTGATGTGTTTAGCTATTCGTCTTTTTCAGAAGGTGAGAAGTTGCGTATTGACTTAGCATTACTGTTTACATGGAGAGCGGTTGCCAAACTTCGTAACTCTGTATCAACTAATCTACTGATCATGGATGAGATTATGGACTCTTCACTAGATTCATCTGGCACAGAAGAGTTCTTGAAGATTATTCAAGAGTTGACAGCCGACTCAAACATCTTTATTATCAGTCACAAGGGCGATCAGTTGTTCGACAAGTTCCATAGTGTAATTCGATTTGAGAAAGTTAAAAATTTCAGTAGGATAGCGGCATGATAGAAAAAATTTATATACCTACTATTCGTAGAGTAGATAAGCAAATTACTTTTAGTAAACTTCCTAAAGAACTTCAGGAAAGAGTTATTATGGTTGTTGAGCCTGGCGAAAGGCATCTTTACGACTATCCTTGTCAGTATCTTGAGGTACCCGAAGAGATAGTTGGAACTTGGACTCAACTTGCTGAGACAAGAAAGTTTATTCATAAACACGCAGGAGAAGTAAAGTACTGTGTTACTGACGATGATATAATATTCAAAAGAAGAAATTCAAAATATTGGAGTAGATCATCTAACATGGATTTAACTAAAAGAACTGCTTCTCCAGAAGAAGTTTCAGATATGTTTGATAAGATCGATTCTTGGCTTGATGAAAAGTCTATAGGAATTGTTGGTCTTTCTGGTGCTGATTTTCCACCCACTGATGTTGAATATGAAGATACTAAAGATGTATATTCATGTGTATTTTATGACGGAAGAATGATATCAAAAGTTATTGACGAGATGGATATATGTTCTTTGAGAGTTGCAGAAGATGTTCTCTTTCTGTATGAAGCACTGTCTAGAGGGATCAATACGAGAAGGTCTACAGAATGGATGTTTGATAACCGAAGTATGACAGATAAAAAACTGGCAGACACTCGTGAAGTTTGGACTGGTATGTTTGAAGATAAGGATCGACCAACTAAAGGTTATTATCAAACTGACGAACATTATGATGCATTGAGATATATACAAAGAAAATATCCTCACGGCATGAAGATTTATGAGAAAGACGGTAAAATGAAGAATACTAAATTCTGGAAGAAAGTTTATAGACCTTCTGTAGCAGACGGAGCATCTTTGACAGACTTTTTATGATGTGTATTGACATTACAGATTGTTTAGTGTATAATAGGCAGAAATTTGACATAATGGAGTTTTATTGATGGGCGATGTGAAAGAAAGTGCAGACTATGATAACTATATGGATGATGATGCCAGAAAGAATGACACCTATAGTGTAAGTCTGGATAAGTTTTTTGACGATCCTCTTCCTGAAGTTCTATATGATATGACTAAGGCGAAGAAGAAAGTTGAAAACGATGTCTGGAAGTCTATCTATGTTCATTTCAGAACCCAAGATGATATGGTTGAGTTCTGTACAAAAATCAATCAGATGATACCCACTAAAGTCAAAGAAACTTTTCACCCCCTATATGACAAAAAAGTTAGTCTGTTTTCAGATGAAGAAGATGTGCCAGTTGTAATCGATTCAGACAAACTCACACCTAAACAAGTGAAAAAAGAAGTTGATGTTGAAAGCGAGATAGAAGAAAAGTACTGGAAGTCTCAATGGCAAGGTATGCCTGAGTACACTCAAAACAATAAAAACTCCTATAGATCGATCACTATGAAGTTTCGTAACGAAGAAGATTACAACGACTTCTCACAAAAGATTGGTCAAGAGGTTACTGATAAGACTAAAAGTATCTGGCATCCAAAACTAAATGTCACAAAGAACTTGAAACTACGATGGGTGCAGAACGAGGGTCGTACAAATCCTAGACACCCAATGTATATCGTATCTAAAGGTCGTGCTGATACAATGATCACTTCTCGATCATTTGCTCGTATGCATATTCCACATTACATTGTGATTGAGCCACAAGATGAGAAAGCCTACGAAGAAGCACTTGATAACTTTGACATTCGTAAATATGTCACACTTCTAGTTGCACCTTTCTCTAATCATGGTGATGGACCTGGTCGTGCTAGAAACTGGGCATGGGATCATTCTATCAGTATCGGTGCCACTAGTCACTGGGTATTTGATGATAATATCTCTGACTTCTATCGACTTCATGAGAATGAGCGTATTCGATTCGAAAGTGGTGTTGGCTTTCAAGTGATGGAAGATTTCGTAGATCGCTATGATAACATCTACATTGCTGGTCCACAGTATCGATTCTTTATTGCACCAGATCAAAGTTATCCTGCGTTCGTAGCAAATACGAGAATCTATTCTGCATTACTTATCCGTAATGATTGCAAACATAGATGGCGTGGTCGTTACAATGAAGATACTGATATCTGTTTGCGAGTACTAAAAGATGGCGATGTTTGTCTTCAGTTCAATGCATTCTTACAAGGTAAATGTGCTACTCAGACTGTCGCTGGTGGTAATACTGCTGAGTTCTATCACGCTGAAAACACAGAAAATGAAGAGTTCAAAGAGACTGGCTACAATACAGAAGGTACTGTGAATAAGTCACAAATGCTGGTCGATATGCATCCAGATGTTGCTCGACTTGTTTGGCGATATGGTAGATGGCATCACTGGGTTGATTATAGTCCATTCAAAGTAAACAAACCTCAGTTAAAACAAGGGTTTACTATGCCAAATGGTACTAACAACTACGGAATGACACTAGATCGAGATTTCGACTATAAAAATGCAAAATAATTTCAAAAAAGGGTTGACTTTTGATTCAGTTGTGTTATAATACTTGTATAAATTGAATTGAAGAGAGAAATCTATGAAATATGTACTGCGAGCCAAAGAGTCCCACAAAATCGTATCTGATTCTTTTGATAGTTTTTCGAGACTACTAGACTTTCGTGTTGAGAGTGACTTAATTGAAAGCACTTATATTGACACTATTGATGAATAAAACCCTTGACTTTTAGTTCAAACCTGTTATAATACTTGTATAAATTGAATTGAAGAGAGAATTATATTATGGCTTATGTATCTCAAGAAGACAAGAAAAAACTTGCTCCCGCTATTAAAGAAGTTCTTAAAAAGTACAAAGTAAAAGCATCTATTGCTGTTCGTCACCACTCTACTTTAGTTGTGAACATCAAAGAAGGTGCTGTACCCTTCAAACCTAGTGATCATTATCAAGTGAATGAGTATCACTATGAGAACCATTATGCAGATAACCCAACTCTTGTTTCCTTTCTTTCTGAACTGATCTCAGCGATGAAAGGTCCTGATTGGTTTGACAACTCTGATCCAATGACTGACTATTACCATATTAGTCATTATACGAATATTAACTTTGGTCAGTATAATAAACCTTATAAGATGGTGTCATAATGTCTAAGCCTAAATTCAAAAGAAAGTTTATGAGCATTCAGTCGTTTGTTCTAGAGTTATTGCCTACTGTAGATTGTAGCCCAATAGGACAACGACTGCCAGTTCATTCTGATGTTCAGAATGCGAAATCTGAGGCTATCATATTAGCAATTTTAAACAACATCGACATAGGTAATATCACACTTGTAAATGTTGAAGAAGAGCCCACAACATGGATCTGGGAATCACTTGATGGTGGTCACCGAAAGAGGGCGATCCGAGACTTCTTTCAAGGCAAGTTTACTGCAGGTGGTCGAAAGTATTCTGAATTGTCTGACGAAGAAAAGACTGCGTTTAAGAATTATGAACTAGCATTCACTCAATATTCTCCATTAAGTAATGAGATGAAGGGTAAAATATTTCGTAGTCTAAATGAGACTACTCATGTAAATGAAATTGAGATGTTAAACTCTTACGGCAACACTGCAATCGCTAATGTGATACGAGAAACTGTTCGTGTTGTTACCCGTTATGATGGCAAGACTTCTCTTATACATGATTTGTTTGAGGTTACTGCCGGAGGTAATTTCAAGTGGCTAGAATCCAATAATCTTCGCTTAAAGCAAGATGAGTTTGTTGCTAGGGTTTACTATACCTTCTATAAGGGCGGTAAGTTGTGTAATCGATCAACAGTTAAAGTCCAAGAGATGTATGATAATCCTAAAACAGATGCAAATAAACTCAAGAAAAAGGTAGACAAGTTCCTCGACTTCCTATATGAAATGTCTAAAGTAAAACGACAGACAGGTCCTCGTGGTCTGAGTAATAGTGAGAAAAATGTCTTACTCAACATCTACATTTATTTGTCAGAGAGTTTTGGAGCTGACATCAAAGTAAGTGATCCTATAGAATGGTATAAAGTGTTTGCTTCAGTGTATCTTGATCTATATAATGATCCAGAAGAGAAGTGGACAGAAGTGCCTGATTTAGACTTTGAAGCAAAAGATTCTACAATCGCTCAGTTGTTTAAAGATTATACGAGAAATCATGACCATGCTGACAAGCAAACTCAGCTGGTTAAGTGGATGACAGAGCATCCAAAATGGGAAGATATCTATGATCATATGATACTAAAAGATCGTAGTCGTTCCTTTCCAGATTGGATGAAACAAACTGCACTTCTAAATCAAGATGGACTTTGTGAGATTGACGGTCTACCTTTACTTTGGGAAGATGCTGAAGCTGGACATATTGAGGCCCATGCTCTTGGTGGAAAGACCATACTTAGTAACTGTGCAATGATTCGCAAGGCACATAATAAAGCTATGGGTACAATGGATGTTCGAGAATACAAAAAGGTATACAATGCATAGAAAAGATTTTATTTTTGATTTAGAAACTATTGGGGCAAATGTTTTTGTTTGTCCCGTAGTCGATATGGCTTACAGTACATTTGATTGGGGTAGATTTCTAGATGATCCATATTCTTTTGAAGAGTTGGCTGATACTGTTAAAACTGTCAAACTTGATATAAAAGACCAACTTGACAACTACAACTGTTCTTTTAAAAAGGATGATGTTGCTTGGTGGGAAAGTCTACCAAAAGAAGCTAGAGATAAAATTAAACCTTCGCCAAATGACTTGACTGTCACAGAGTTTTGTGATACAATAGTCGCATATCTCAAAGACTCAGGTAAAATTGATTACTGGTGGTCTAGAGGTAACACATTTGATCCTGTGATTATACAGAGACATATGTGGGCAACTAACAACGGTACTGCTTTTGATAATGTATTGAAGTTTTGGAAAGTGAGAGATGTTCGTACTCACATTGATGCGAAGTTTAACTATACGACCAGAAGTGGTTTTGTACCAGTTGCTGATGAAGACTATTGGAACAAGGCGTTCATTGCCCACGATAGTACTCATGATGTTGCCGCTGATATTTTGAGATTACAGGCTATTCATAGAGCCGAAAATGATTTAGAGCAAACTGATAGATAATGGAGAGAAAATGGGCTATATAAATTACTGGTTGAAAGAACCACCAGAAGATGAGGGGATTGACCCCGATGGCAGAATACCGCCATTTGAAGAAGATGATTATGAATATTATGCCGATGATGATATCGCCTATAAATTCAATGAGAATGAGTTGATACAAGAGTTGAAAGAATATATCGATTCTACTTACTCAGCCCACTACTCAAGAACCAAGTTTCAGTCAACAGAGTTTATTATTGACTGTGGACATGGACAAGGGTTCGCTCTTGGAAATGTTCTAAAATATGTCCAACGATATGGCAAGAAAGATGGCTATAATCGTGCCGACTTGATGAAAGTTTTACATTATGCTTTGATAGCACTTTATAACCATGACCAT